TAGAAATACCTTTTAGACTATCTATTTCTTCGGATGCTGAAGTAGCCGATTGTACTAATGTATCTTTTGCCTTTTGTAGAGCTTCTTTTCTTTCTTTAGCATTTGATGAAACTATACCTGAAGTTCTGGATTCAATATCAGCCTGTTTTGCAGCTTGTGTTGCTAAATTTCCAAAAACACCTTCTTGTGCTGATGTCATTTTTAATTGTTCTTTTACTTGAGGTCCTAATCTTTTAAATTCGTTTGCAAATGATTGAAATTCCTTATGAGAAGCCTTATCAGCTTTAACATTTATTTGTTTAGCCTTAATTAGCTTTTGAATTTCTTTTATTTCTTGCCTAATATTGTTAAGGCTTTGCATTTCTTGAGCTGTAAGGTCCTCTCCCTCTTTTCGCCTTTGTTTGCGTAGGGTAAGTAACTCTTTTTCTAGTTTGAGTTGTTCTCTTAAATCCTTAGAATCAGCCATTTATGCAAATCTATTTTAAATTATTTGGTTTTTATATTGTTCTTTTTTAAAAAGTTTTGAACCCATGGGTCATTATCGATTTGTTTTTGAGCTCGTTTATTTATTTTTTCTAATTCTTTATCAATAGCTCTAAGACCAGGATGTAGTGCTAACATTTTATCAATAGCATCCCTATCCTTTGGTTTATTACTTTTAAAAAGACCGAAAAATTCTTTAAGATTTTTTTTTGAAATTTTGTATCGTGCCATAATTGTATGTATTATTCAATTGTACAACTATAAATATTGTAAAATAGAAAAAGTTAGGATATTGAAGTCATTACTTCCTTACCCTAACTTTTGATGGAGATTTTATTTTTTTATTTGCTTTTTCGTTTGCCTTCTTTTCCTCTTTCTTAGCATCTATTAATTTATTGTAATAGAAGTTTCTAAGGTAGGTTGGCATTTTATATACATCGAACTGAATAAATCCATTACCATAGTAACACAACTCAAATATTTGGTTGTGCAATAAAGAACTATGATTCTTCCCCAGGCCAAAAAAAGTTTACGCCCAATGTAATAGGCACCTCCTCCTTTTCACCATCTGAGTGCTCATGTGTATAAACCATATCCATGTCAGGTTGGATTTTCTTGACATAGTTCCTAAATGCTCTACTATCTCTAACTAACATATTAGATGCATATTTGTTAATAAACCCAACATCTGAGTTATCATTAACCGATAGAATCATAAATTTTAGTCTTGTAGTAATATCAAAGGATGCATCTTTGTTAAACTTTTCTAATGCTGCAATATCTTTTTCAATTGCCTTTTCATCACCATGTGTCAATAACTTAAATTTTAACTTATCTCCTTTAGTTGGTGTTTCAAAGTCAAACTCATTTTTATTATTAAATGAAGATAAATCAATTTCTTTTGTTTTTACTTTTGATAAGTGTACAATAGCTTCAGTTTCTTCACCTAAGTGTGTTGAATAAAAATTCATTGGATATTCAGGTCCATAACCTAATACTCTAGTTGCAAGTATTATTGCATTTTTATCACCAATAGTGATATCATCAATATTAACATCATCAACAATGATAGATTCAAATAACTTATCTAACACAATACCTCTTTTAATAAGATTTTGTGAAGATAAAATATCCTCTTCCTTTGCAGTCATATATTTTAATGTTACTTTTCCTGATGAGAGTGGGTTGTCCAATGGATAAACTTTACCTTCTGATGGTAAGTCTATTACTTCCGTTGGAAAATCGAATTGTTTTTCGCTCATAATTTAACCTTTATTAGTTGTATATATAAGTATATCGAAAACGAAAAGTTATAAAATAAAAAAGGTTCTCACTAAGAGAACCTTTTCAAAATATAGATAGTAGTGAATAATATCTTAAAATTCTAATATTGCGTAATCGTAAGAAAGGGTTAATTCGATATCAGCAGGGTCATTAGAGTCAAATGATAAATCATTAAAGTTTGCAGATGTAATAAATGCACCTTTCAACTTCCATTGTTCGATTTTATCACCAACAGGTCCTAACATATAGAAATCGATATCCTTTTTGTAGAAATCAGCGTATCCTTTTCTACCAGTTAAAGATTCATATCCTAATCTTACCCATTCCATTACTTGTTGAGCGCCTGAAGGTACGATTGGGTCATACATTGTTATTGTAATATCTTGCCATTCTCCCTTACCTTGTAGTTTTCTATAAGTGTTGATGTGGTCTAACTTCACCGTCTCAAAGTTAATAGAAGGTCTACTTGCAGCTTTTATAAGGTATGATTGAATTCCATCAATCTCCATTATATACCTGTTCTTCATCTTCGGTTCGAAGTTGGTGAACATCATTTCGTTAAATTCTAATACTTCTGCCATTTTTTTATTTTCCCTTTTATACTAATAAATATTAGTTATTCATTTTTTTTGTTTATGCTGAGAACGATGCTCCAGTTGGTAAGATGTTGAAATCAATTACAATGAATTCAGCGGTCTTAGCCGGTTGTAAGAATATCTGTCCAGCAAGTATGTTTCTATCAACAACATCAGGTCCATTGTTAGATTCATCCATAACTACTTTAAATGCGTACAATCCTTGTCTTTGTTGTATTCCTTCTAAATAAGGTTGTACAGTATTAATGAATCTACCTCTTGTCTGAGCCGTATTTTGTTCAAATACTAAGAATCTAGATGTAGATGCTACAAACTTCTTAACGTTGATTAATAATCTTCTAACATTAATTCTATCAAGTGCTGATGCTTTATCTTGCAACGTTTTCTGTCCAAATGCTACAATACCTTGTCCAGGGAAAGAAGCGATTGGATTTACTTTGTTTTCATATAAAGTATCTCTTTCAGAGTGTGTTAATCTATTTAGTACACTAACTGCTCCTATAATACCTCCTCTATTCAAACCAGCAGGTGCGAACCATTCAGCTGCAATAGCGTCATTTGCTGCAAATACTGCGGGTAGTAATACTGAAGGTGGTACTGAGATTAATTTGTTTGTATTTGAATCTACAGTCTTAACCCAAGGGTAATAAGAACCTATATAGTTTGAATCAATTGCGTTAGCCTGAGTAGTTACTTGCGATATTGTATCGTTTACTGAAGTTAAATCAGAAATATAGAAACAATCTTGTCTAGCTTCTACCATATCTAATACATCAGTTGTAACTGATGGGTGCAATCTTCTTACAATACCCGGTGTTACTACCATATTGATATCATACTCATCAGCGTTTGAAACTGCGTTCACAGCTTTAGCGTATGCTTTAGAACCAAACTTAGTTGAATCAGTTAAATCAAATCCTTGTGAGTTTCCAGTTGAAATTGAAGAACCTAAAGCGATTTCTCTATTCGGGCTCATTCCATCAAATCCACCTTGGAAACCTAAAGAGAATTGTCTCTTAATCATATCCTCAGTTGCCGAACCAGTCATTTCTAATGATAATCCAATTCCACTTACATTTCCATCAAATCCAAATACTAAGTTAGAACCAACTCCTACACTTTCAGGTAGAGGTTTCATATAGTTAGCGTTATCATCTTTTATACCAATTGATTCGAAATCAAATCCAGCATAAAATTGTGGGTTACCAGTTGTGTTAGCAATAGAACCTGTTTGGAATACAGCTGAAGGAACAATAGTTTCATCAGTTGCTTTAATAGGATTAGAATAAGCTCCATGTCCAAATGGTGCAGCAGATACAGGGTAAGAACCTTGCTCTNCTACTTTTACTCTAATATACTTAGAGTTATTTATCCAATCACCATTTTCAGTAATTTTACCATTTGAATCAATAGTACTCCATCTATCACCAATTACTCTTGCAATATAATTTGCAGAAGCAGGGTCTAAGTTTACATTATTGAAAGATTCTAATACTACTTTTCTTTTATCAGTATCATTATAAGAACGAACAGTTACACTAAATACTGAGTAATCAGTTCCTCCATCTTCACCTGCTGCCTTAACACCAGATATAGAAATCTTAAATCTTTTATTTTCACCATTACCATGTCCTAAAGTATAGAACTTGAATAGGTCATATCTTTCACCGGAGATTAATTGTGATTTTACATATGGTGTTGCTGCCGTACTAGCATCATAAGAAAAGTCTTGAGTTGGTAATACAACTGCCTCTACTACTGGTTTACTAGCCATACCATCATATGTATTCTTAAAGTAAGAATATGCATAAACCTCTTTTGAACCCCTAGGATTAGAACCAAATACATCAGTTACATCATTATTATCAGATGAGTCTAACGAAGAAGATATTTCTCCAATTCCACTACCACTAACAACAAATGAACCACTTGCAGTTCCATCTGCTATACTAAATCCAGGAACTCCAACTTCTTCATCACCATTATGTGTTGAGTGAAGTGTTGAAATTAATTTTATTCCATTTGAGCCAGATGCTGCAATTCCAATAGGTGCAACTTGACTATAACCATCTACACCTGCAACTCTAACGATTGTTGCACTTCCAGCTTCTCTTAAATAGTTCTGAACCGCATATTCCGTATAGTAAGTACCATCAGGTGTACCAAATTTATCTTCAAACTCACTTTGAGTTCGAACTACTGTGGGAACAAACGCTGTACCTTGTTTAAAAGGTC